GATACTATTGGTTGGTCAACAGAGAAGAAAAATACACTAGAAAATTTATTCGGTTGAAAGGAATATTATGAGTGACTTTTTATCATCGATGGTTAAATCATCAGGAAACAAATATGCATCATTGGTTAGTGACGGTCTTGAAGGATCAGATGTCAGTGGATTTGTAGACACTGGAACTTATCTTCTCAACGGATTGCTGAGTGGAAGTATCTATTCTGGAATGCCTGGTAACAAAATCCTTGCACTTGCTGGGGAATCTTCTACAGGTAAAACTTACTTTACTCTATCTATTGTATCCAAGTTTCTAAGAGACAATCCAGAAGCAGTTGTTCTGTACTTTGATTCAGAGCAAGCAGTCACTTCTGAGATGTTCAAGAATCGTGGCATCGATCCAAAGCGAATTGCAGTATTTCCTGTATCGACTGTAGAAGAGTTTCGTCATCAGGCAATCACGATTGTTGATAAGTATCTTGAACTTCCCAAGGATGATCGTAAACCAACTATGATTGTTCTTGATTCTCTTGGTATGTTGTCAACATCCAAAGAGATGAACGATACTGCCGAAGGCAAGGAAACGCGAGATATGACTCGCGCACAAATTGTGAAGTCAACTTTCCGTGTACTTACAGTCAAACTTGGCATCGCAAAGATTCCAATGATCATGACGAATCATACTTATCAAGTCGTTGGTGCTTATGTTCCAATGTCTGAGATGGGTGGTGGTACAGGTCTTAAGTATGCAGCATCGACTATTGTTTATCTTTCGAAGAAGAAGGATAAGAATTCCGATGGTGAAGTTGTTGGTAACATTGTTCATTGTAAACTTTACAAGGGTAGGTTTACCAAGGAAAATAAACAAATCGATGTTCGTCTAAATTATGACACTGGTCTTGATCCATATTATGGTCTTGTAGAAATTGCTGTAAATGCTGGTATATTCAAGAAAAATTCAACACGAATTGAATTGCCAGATGGAAGTAAAGTATTTGAAAAGACCATCTATGATAATCCTGAAAAGTATTTTACCAAGGATGTTCTTGATCTGATCGACAAGGCAGTGTATACTGAGTTTAGTTACGGTGCAGACTCTGTAACTAACGAGGATGAAAATGACTGATGTTGAAAAACTAATTCTTCACAATCTACTTAAAAACGAAACGTATTCTAGAAAAGTCACTCCCTTTATCAAAAGGGAGTATTTTCATGATCGTAGTGTTCGTTTTGTGTATGAAACTATTAATGACTTTATAATCAAATACAACAATCTTCCCACAAAGGAAGCGTTGTATATTCTTCTGGATAAAAACAAAAGCATAACTCAAGAGGAGATGAAGCGTGTCGTTGGTATCGTTGAGCAAATCTCGAACAATCAAGAATTATGTGATGCGGAATGGTTGCTCAACGAGACAGAAAATTTTTGTAAAGACAAAGCGGTCTACAATGCCATTATGGAGTCGATTCAGATTATCGATGGCAAGACCCAGCAGTCTCAAGGATCTATTCCAGATATTTTGTCAAAGGCACTAGCAGTCTCCTTCGACGTTCATATCGGTCATGACTATATCGAAGACTACAATGAGCGATATGATTTCTATCATGCAAAGGAAAAGCGAATCGCATTTGATCTTGACTTCTTCAATCAAATCACGAATGGTGGAACACCAACAAAAACACTGAACATTGTCATGGCAGGAACTGGAGTTGGTAAATCTTTGTTCCTATGTCACCATGCAGCAAATTGTTTGAAGCAAAATCAAAATGTTCTTTACATAACATGTGAGATGGCAGAGGAAAGAATTGCTGAGAGAATAGATGCAAATCTATTGGATGTGAGTCTAGATAATCTTCGTGAACTTCCTAAGAGTATATACGAAAGCAAGATGAAGACTCTAGGTTCGGGTGTTCGTGGTAAGTTAATTATCAAGGAATATCCAACAGCAACTGCAAATGTCAATCATTTTAGATTTCTTCTTGATGAGTTGAACCTCAAGAGAAAATTCAAACCAGATGTGATCTTTGTGGATTATTTGAACATTTGTGCTTCTGCTAGACTTAAGAGTGGCAATAATGTAAATTCATACACATATGTAAAGTCCATAGCAGAAGAACTAAGAGGTCTTGCAGTCGAGTATGGTGTTCCTTTGTTCAGTGCAACACAGACTACACGATCTGGATATTCCAGCACCGATGTTGGTCTTGAAGATACATCTGAATCATTCGGTCTTCCTGCAACTGCTGACTTTATGATTGCTTTGATTTCTACTGAAGAACTAGCAGAAGCAAATCAAATCATGGTAAAGCAGTTGAAGAATCGCTATAATGACACTGCAACAAATCGTAAATTTATTCTAGGAATTAATCGTTCCAAGATGAAAGTTTTCGATATCAAGAAAGAAGATGCATCTATTATTCCTGCTTCAAACAAGCAGATTCAGATGACTGCTTCTAGCAAATCATTCACAAAGGCAAATGATATAGATACCTGGAAATTCTAATGTCGCTTTATATCGATAAGAAATATGTAAATCTAGTATCTACTTCCCTTGAGAAGTTTAAATGGAAGAAGGTAAATCTTGCTAACTGCCGTTGTCCGTTGTGTGGGGATTCCGAAACAAATAAAAACAAAGCGAGAGGTTATTTTTTCAGCAATAATGATAACTATTTTTATAAGTGTCATAATTGTGGGATTTCATATAACATTTATAAGTTTCTTGAAATAATTTCTCCTTCCTTGTTCAAGCAATATTGTTTGGAAACATTTACAGACAAGGATATCAAATTTGTAAATGAAGAAGAACCAATTGCACATAGCAAACCAAGACCAGATACACGCATATCTTCATATAAAATAATAGATTCTTTATCGAATGATCATAAGGCAATTCAATTTCTAGAATCTAGAAAGATACCAAAGAATCAGTGGGGTAAATTTGCATATACAGAACATTTTAGTAAATTTGCCAAAGAGATAAGTGCTGATTATGATCTAATTGATGATGAAAGAATGTTGATACTCATACACGATGAGCACAATAAACTCATTGGTGTTCAAGGTAGATCATTTGGAAATGTAAAACCAAAGTACATCACCCTCAAGACTGATGAAAAGATTAAGTTGGTTTATGGATTGAATCGAATCGATAAAAGCAAACCAATTTTTGTTGTGGAAGGGCCTATAGATAGCATGTTCTTGAACAATTCAATTGCTTGTCTTGGGATAGGAAACTTCATAGAAGTCAGAAAAATGTTTCCAAATGAAGATCTAATTTTTATAGTAGATAATGAACCTAGAAGTAGAACAGTTGCATTGACCATGAAAACACTAATTGAGAATAATGAAAAAATTTGTATTTTTCCAAGCAGTGTAAAAGAAAAAGATATAAATGATATGGTGTTGCAAGGAATTGATGTATATGGTATGATTAGTGAAAGCGTGTATCGGGGACCATCTGCTATGATGGCATATAATGCTTGGAGGAAATGCACATGAACATATCTAAAGATGACTTTTTGTTACTTACTGGACTTGCAGAATTTCATTTTAAATTCAGTGAGTATGTCCGCGAGAATAATGAAGAAATGTTTTTTCGCGCAATCGATTATGCACAAACATTTACCAATGTGCAAGGAATAAAATTCGATTACTGGCACGAAGATAATAAGAGATTCCTTCAAGAACTTTACGATATCATTCGTAAGCGTCAAACTAATTTTGATAAACTCGCAAGTAAACTAGGCAAGGAAGAAGCAACAAAGGTTTGGGTATCTAAAAAGAAAACAACCAATGAAGATCCTCTTGGCATGAAGAATTATTTTTCTAATTTTGTAAGACATGCTAGGGAATTGGATTATGATGCTTTTGATATGCAAGACTGGATCAACTTTGTAAAAATAGCAAAGAATATAAAAAATGATCCAAAGTTCATAGAGTTTAGCATTGGTCAGATCAAAAGAGTATTGGGTGAAGATTCTGAACTAATTAAGGAATTTGATGATGAAACAAAAAATTAATGTACTTGATGCTGGATTTGTTGAACTCGTAGAGTGCATGGGTTCGGATCTGACTGTGGTCAATGCTGCAAGAGTTTCTTTCAACAAGGAAGCAACTTGGCAAACTGATCAAAAAGGAAACAAGATTCTTTCTGATAAGGATTTCAAACTCATTCGTTATCTTGCTGATCATGAGCATTGGACTCCCTTTGCACATCCGCAGATTACATTGAGAATCAAAGCACCCATTTCTATTCGTACACAACTCTTTAAACATAAAGTTGGATTTGTCGAGAATGAAATTTCTCGTCGTTATGTTTCTTATGAACCAGATCTTTATTTCCCGTACTTTCGCGGCAAACCTACAACTGGTGCAAAGCAAGGTTCTGAAGACTTCATTACGGATATCAGACTGAAAGAAGAGATTGATCGGAAGTATCGTGAAGCAGCAGAAAAGTGTGTTGAAATTTATGATGAACTATTGGCATCAGGAGTAGCACCAGAACAAGCACGATTTGTTCTACCACAAGGTGTATATACAGAGTGGTGGTGGACTGGTTCATTGTCTGCATATGCGCG